ATGATGTTAAAAACTTGCAATCAATTAAAAAGAGATATTCAAGATTTTGCCTTTACAAATGAATTAGAATTAATAGGGAAAAATAATGTGTATAATACAATAGCTTTAAATCTTAATATACCAAATCAAGACTTAATGGAAATTTTGAAAGGTCAAGAGTTCTTTTATTTAGATAGTTATTTGAAATTATGTGAATACTTTACAACTCCTTTTCAGTTTTCTATTGAATACCCTGCAGATGAATTAACAAGTCAAGAAAATGGAACAGAAACACTAACAGAAGAAATAGCATTTGATTTAGCTTTAGAAGAAAAACCTAGAAAATGGTTAGCTTTTTTTGATATTAAAGAATATGAAAATATGCAATATTATAATTTTTACGATTATGATATAGAAGATAACGAAGAAGATTTAAAAATGGAAAGATTTATTAAAAATATGGATGAATTTTTTGGAGAAGAATATATTGAAACACCAAAATTCGAGATATATACCGATGAAAATTGGGTAAGATTACCATTAAAAGATATTTACACTTTATTTGAATATCAAGCTAAAATAGATATAAAATAAAAAAAACGGTGACAATTAAGTCGCCTATAATAAATTAACCCCAGCTATTCAGAACGTATCTGTACACTTAAGTAGTAACTGGGGTGTTTGGTGTTTTATTTAATATTATATAGATAGTGAACTATCTACACCAATATAGTACCTCATTTTTTATTTTTTATCAATTATTACTTGAAAATAGCTCAGCCTAAATCTCGGCTCTATTCATAGTCAGTATTAGTTAATAAAAAGGGTATGCAAAAAATTTGCTACCCTTATATTTTTGTTTCATTTATTTCTTTAAGTACTCGTGCTTGTTCTCTCTCTATATGCGCTTTCATCGTTCTAGCTAACTCTTTATAATCTATATCCTCGCATAAAGAGACACTGTCAAATATATCAATTATCTTTATGTGAATATCTTGCCAATTGCTATAAATTAAATCATAATATACTTTTTTAGTCTTAGAATTTGTAAACATTAAAAGTAATTCATTTATTCTGTCTAGTATCTCTTCTACTTCTTGTGTCAATTCATTAAGTATATTATCCTTGTTTTGATTAATGTTATTGTTAATGATATACCACAACACTAATTTTTCGTATCCTTGTAAAAGTCTTATCCACAATAATCTCACTACCATTTTTAATTTAGTCTGGTCGATATGTCCATCCACGATGCTGTCTTTTAATAGGATCATAGTAGATATGATTTCCTCATCTCTTTTTAGTCGGTCATCATTACTTTTTTTATTTTCAACAATTAAATACCATATCATTACAATGGCAATTACAGGAGCTAGTCCGTGTGTTCCAATTATTTTCATTACTTGTTCCAATTTATCTACTTCTATCATAATTCCACCACCTTAGAAATACCAACTAGCACCAATTCGAGCTACTGCTTCCGTTTCTTTAATATTAAACGGCTTAGTTTTAATAGCTATATCACTATATATCATAGTCTTTGAATAATCTCTATTGATATTACCTAAAACATCACTAAAATTACTATAATTAGCATTGTATAAAGGGTTAGGAGAAGTTACTACTTCCCCACATCCTCTCCTTGTTTTTCCTCGTTTTCAGTTAATTCTTTTTTTAATTCTTCTTTAGCTAGAGTATTTTTTTCAACGATAGTAACTGCTCTTTCAACTGCCTTATCAATTACTGCATCTGTTGCTTTAAGTCCTAATTTTTCTACTTGCATTCCTACTTCAGTAATTGCTCTAGCTTTCTTATTAGCACCATCTTTATATTTGAAATTGTCTTCATACCATTGCACGATATTTACTGCTATTTCCAATATATTGTCATCAACTTTTGTCTCTGTTTTTTGTGCTAACTTTCTAAATGTAGGAACAAGTCCTAAAAATGCTCCTGTCAAAACTCCTAAAATTGTGTACATAATTTCTAATTTTGTCATAATAATTACCTCTTTCTTTTATTTTATTTTTTAATTTATTCGACTATTTTTTTAAGTTCAATATGTGGGTTATCTTTGAGTGATTTCCAATCACCACCCCACTCGACCTTTATTCCAAATTCTCTTGCTACTAATTCAATGTGCCTTGCAACTTTTTGATATTTATTAGTAGACTTCCAATCTATATTCCCTTGTATTGTTGGGTCATAAATTCCAAAATCAATAGCATACCCATAACCATCACTTTTAGCTTGATGGTTAGACTTCTTAACATAACCATCACAATTAGTTACTCTAATTCCTGATATAGTTCTCCCTTGCTGATATAATCCATTTTGGTATTCAGCTGTTCTAAAACCTTGAACGATTATAAAATCAAATGGACTATTTGTTATAGCTTTTTGAATAGCTGATACTAATTTAGGATGAATTTTATCTAGCTTGTTAATGCTATTTTGACTTAGTTTATACATCAGTTCTCCACCTCCTTTTTCTAAAATTTTATAAATAAAAAAGACAGAACTATTTAAAATTCTGTCTTGCTATAATTAGTTATTTAATATATTTTTCTATTGTTCTTATAAAAGATCCTGCATCTAAAAAATAATTAGGATATGCTTTTTTTAAGTTTTTTAAATCTTCTACCGATACTAGAACTACATTTGTTTTTTCTTTTTTTTCATAATATAAGTAATCTGAACTTATTTCTTTTTCAGGTGTCGGTATCAATCTAATTTTATTAGTTTCATAATCTAATATCAACAATAAATATTCATTAGTTTTAAAATCTTCAATTACATTTGTTACAATACTAATACTTCTTAAATCGTTTAGTATTTTATATTCAGCATCTATTAATTTTAATTCATTAATTTTTTCAAACTTTTTTTTAGTTTCTATACATTCTATTAATTCACTTGATAATTTAAAAAAATCTTTATAATATTTTGTTCCACCACCAATTTTTAAATCTTCATTTTTTATTGAATCAACTATCTCTAATGCTGTTGCCCATTGATGTTGTAATCTAGTTCTTATTTGTAATTCTAAGAGATACCCATTCAATTCTTTATATTGTTTACCTTGATACTTGTATATTTGATGTATACTCCTATATCCATCTTTTTTAGGATCTAATATATAGTTTTTCTCTCTTTCAAACACAAAATTATTCTTATTATTCGGTGATTTATATACTCCATTTTTTAAAACTTCACTGAATTCTTCAACTTCTTTTAAATTAGATAGTATAACTCTTGTACCTGCCAAATCCTGCATTCTACTAAGTTTCATATCTTTAAATCTTTTTATCTTCGAAATAATTGAAGGTAATCTTTTCAATCTTTGTGAACAAATAAAATTATTTTCAGGATACTTTTTATTTAACTTACTTCTAATAGTATAAATAAAACTTCTCATTATCTTAGAATGCTCAGCTCTATAATTAGATATTATTTCTAAATCTTTATCACTAGAACTTTCTCTGTATATTCTGTCCCCTATTCTATCTAGTTCATTTTTAGATATATCAACTTCTTTAATATACACCATATAAAACACCTCCTATTATCAGTATTATATCATGATTAATTTAAAACACCAAATCTTATTTAATTTTACCCTCTTTATTTAATTCTACTTTAACTGCTAATCCTTTATCTAAAAGTACATCTAGCACATCTTGAGGACTAAATTTTGAAAACCATTTAGGATAAATGATATTATAGTGCCTATTTATTAATTCAGCACACCACTCACTGCAAGTATATCTATCTTTGTCCTGTTCTCCTCTATTAAAGAAGTTAGATAACCATATTGCTTTGTTGTCATATTTAAGTCCTTTAGTTTCATTATAAAATCTATCTAGACTATTAATAAGTGTACTATCTAGGACTTCAAATACTTCCCATTTATTTGGATTTAGATATTTTTGTGATTGCATCCTTATAGCTGTTGGCTTGTCTGCAACTCCTATCAAATCATTACCATTCCACATCTCACAGTGATTAAACCTTGATTTAGTCCACCATTGAATAAGTTTTGCTCCTATTCCCTTATTTTTATAAAAAACAAAATATATACTCATATCACATCCCCTTTTCTATTCAAATTTTAATGTTTTTAATACTTGTTCTAATACTTGCTTATACAATGCCTCTATTTGCACTTTCTCTAACTGTTCTAAAGTCATTTTATCTATTTGTTCTCTTGTCAGTTCCTCTGCTTTAAAGCACGCTTGTTTATAAGTTATTCCTTTTAAATACAATTCATTAAATTCTTGTTCGCTTAAACTAGCATATTCATATATACCATTATTAATATTATCAAATTGCCAATCTATCTTTTGTAAAGGTATTCCTAAACTTTTTGTCTTTTGAAAAGCATTAAGCACCCCGTTAGCATTGATTAAGTCAGTATCTCTTAGCTTTTGCCTCAAATTTCCTTTATAAATAAATCCATTCTCAACAGTGCTATTCTTAATCTTGTCTAAGTTTTCATATAATCTCTTTATTTCTCTTATTTTTAGTTCTGTATCTTTCTTTTTAATATCAAGGGTATAGTTGTTACCCTCTACCTTATAAAATTCAATAGAAGCTAAATCTACTGATTTTAGAGGGATTAGTATTTGATTATCTTTAATTTCTTGATTAGTATATTCAGTATATCTATTTGTTAGATAACCGTTTTCAATTTCTACTAACAGTTTCTTTTCGCTTTCTATTTCCTCTTTTGTCTTTTCCCTTAATACACCATTATCTAGTGTTGGGTTATCAAATTTATCACTATATATTATAGTGTTAGGATATAGCTCTTTGATTATATCATCTTCTATCTCATCATATACACTTGCAATATATTCAGTTCCTCTGTATAAATATTTCATTTTATTTCTCCTTTCTAGCTTAGTTTGTAAACACATACTTGAGCTAATAATAACTGTAACCAATCATCATAATTATAATTACCATCATAATAATCAACAGTTTTATTAAAAAGTAATTTAACTTTATTATCTACTAAAAAAATTACACTTTCATCAATAGAACGATAGCTTGCTTCATTGAAATTTAGTTGTTTTACTACTACTTTGTTAAATTTGTATTTGTAATTACCAATTTCTTTTTTAATTAATTTTTTTATTATAAAACTACCATTTCGTGTTTCCACTCTCTGTTTCTCATTATAAAAGTAATAAGTTAAATTTCCTTTTTTATATCCTTGAGTTATCATCTCTTCAAAATAACGTCTTTTCTTTATATTAGAAAGAATAAAAGCATGTTCTTCAAGAGATATTCTGTAATTATCTATAAATTCTTCTGCATTAATTACACTTCCATCTTCTAAACTGACTTCAATATCTGTCATTTTAGATTCAAACTCAAAAATCTTAAAATCAAGATTAGTTTCATTAGGTGTACTAACAATTTTAGGAATGCCATTTTTAACTTCAACTACAGTTAAAATAGGTGATAAATGCTCATTATAAACTCCTTTGTCTTTACCTTGAGAAGTTACATGTTGTTTACTCCAATTAAAAATATGATTTTCTATTATACTAAATTTTAAATTTTGGTCAAAAATAATGTCGTAATTATGATTACCATACCAATCATCAATTTTTACTGGCACGTGAATACTCTCTATTAAATAAGTACCATCTTTTAAAAATTCAATTGTCTGAGCATCGGTTGTTGGTTTATAAAAATGAACTTTGTTATTATTATCAGGTGTAAATGCCACTGTCCTTGCATAATCTCCAAAATTAGTGACAGTATTTGTATCTTTTGTTAAATCACTTAGACTGTACCAGTTGTAAGTTTTTTTAACAACATCTCGAAACCCATACCACTTCCGCTTCCAAGCATAAGTTTTTCTGTATTTTCTTCAGTTGGTATCGTTATATTTCCATTTATTTTACTTTTATAATAATATCTCTTATTATTTGTGTCATAAACAAGAATATCATTCTCTGCTACTTTAACAGCATTTCTACCGTTTAAAGTCTTAAGTTCGCTATTTCCTAAGTATGCATTAGCATACAAATTAAAGTCATCTACTTGCATTAGTTCTTTATCGCTAGTCCAAGTATTATTGTTTTTTGCTCTTATAAATGCTCTAGTCTTATCTTCTTGTGTGATTGATAATTGAACTCCGTATCGGTCAGCATATTGAATATTAAAAACTCCTGTAGTTTTGTTTCCAATACCACCACCTTGCCAACCATAAGCATAAAATCCGTTGGCTTTATAATCGTTTCTATGCCCTGTGCTTGTTGTTGTTAGTCCTATTCCAAATTCTTGCATTTTAGTTAATGCTTGTTGTTTTATTCTTAAATCAGTAACTAATTCATTTATTTTAGAAACAGCTAATTCTTTAACTTCATTCTTAGTTAAAGTACCTGAAACCGTATCTGTTGCTTTAGTTCTATCAAGTGTATCTTGTACTAATAAAGTTAATCTATTAAGTTCATTTACCTTAGGATCTAATGTATTTCTTTTCCAAGTTTCATAACCCGTTTGTAAAAAATTACCTACTTCAATAGAATATTGTTCAACTTCATTCATTAAATTATCTACTATTTCTGCACCTTTAACAAAAGTACTTCTCATTCTGTGTGAATAATTTGGAAAATCAGAAATCCATTCTGTCTCAATCATATCACCAAAATTATAATGTGTTCCCTCAACCGTTATAGGTTGATTTATCATATTCTTTATACTTTGTCTTGCTGTAAAATCTGACATTTTCTAACCTCCTATTCTTGTAGCAACCCAAATAGCTTTACCTGTTGCTAAAATATTATTATGTAGATCAACTACTCCAACTTTTATATAAAAACCATTATCTTGCTTTACAACTTCACATATAGTTTTAACTGCATTCACAACATTTAATGGTATTTCGTTTATATAAGCTACTATATTATATTTATTAACATCAACTAGCTCTCTTATAATAATAGTGTTGTTTTTATTATATTCATACAAACCACTTCTTATTTTATCTTGCTCTTTTTCAATATTTGCTCTACTTCTTAAATATTCTTCATTAGCATAGTTGGTCTGTTCTGTTATAAAATTCTCACTATTAGCTTCATAATCTCTATATAATTTAAGTACAAGTTCCATATAATCGTTTGCTTGATCTATTGCTATTATTTGATAATTTCCTTTATACTTTTTAAAATCTAATTTTATAACATCTTCTAACTCTAAAAATGGCATATTATTTGCTCTTAATTTAATTGTGTTATAATCACGACATTCATTATAATAAGTATGTTTTGCCATTTCAGTAGCCTGTTCTCTACTTGTAATATACTTATAACTAACAGTTTTTATACTCATATTTTCTTGTTTTAAGTTTCTAATTTCTGTATAAGATACAGTATTATTATTAAACGTTAATATTGGTCTTCCTTGTAATTTAAACTCTTTTATAAATATATCTTTATTTGTGGTATTATTAAGTTTTAACTTACCTCCACTTGAATTAATATCTAATTCATATGTAGAATATGTTATATTAGTTTTAGTAGTTCCATTTAATGTATAAGCTACAATTCTTGGCACTTTATCAAGTTCTATAACATCTTTTATATCTATTTTCCAATACTCTTTTCCAGTCGTATTAGCTCTAACAACTATCTTAGCATCATCTTCAGATTGAACTGCATTCTGTCCAGCTAAAGCAAATACAGTCTGTTTGTTTTGTGCTACCGTATTTGTATAATTTACTTCAACTTTATTATTTTTAGCTATAATTTCACTAGTTTCTATAAAAGATAAAATAGGATAATTACCCTTTTTATCTCCTAAGGTTATATCAACTTTATTTATGTATGATTTATCAAAAACAGAATTTATTTTAAGTTTACCTGTATTTGTTGTATAAATATTACCATAAACAGATCTCACTATCTCTGATAATTCTTCCATAACTTTAGTACCTTTTTTAATATTAACAAGTGGAATTTTAACATATTCATTATTAATTTTTATATCTGCTATTTCTAATTCATTATCTTCAAACCCTAAATACTTAGTAGCTAGACTATGTAATAAACTTTTGGCTTTATCTGTATTGTTTGAAATATAAAAATTTTCATAAGATATATCTTCTATGAATAATTTCTCATATCCTTTTATAGTATTATCATCAACACTAAGTTCTATCGTTCTTCCTAAACTAGTATCAGTTTTAACTATATTTCTAACAACACCTTTAAATATCATAAGAGTTTCATTATTAAATGTATCTTCAATGGTTATAATATCTCCATTTTTAACTAAATATTCATCTACATTTTCTAGAGTTAATAATTCATTCCATCTCATTCTTGGAAAATCTTTATATCTTCTATGAAAATCTTTTATAAGTACATCACTTGGTGCATTAGCATTAGCTTCAAGTATTAAATTTAATGTTGATGGACTTATGTTTCCCTCGGCAGTTCTCAAAAATCTAGAAATATTAAAAGAGGTATTAGTTAATAGATCTGTTAAATCTAATTCTCTTGTGATATTTCTAATAGTATATTGATGTTTTATATTATTAGATTCTGTCTTCATTAATTCTTTATATGTATCACTTACTATTCTCACTTATACCTCCTTTGATTTCCTTAAAATTTCTTCTGCTCTAAATTTATCAAAAATAGTTTTTGTTAGATCTTCAACAGCTAAAAATCCTCTATTATCAATATTAACTTCTACTTTAAAATCAATACCTTTTGATACAATGTTGCTTGATGGTAAACTCTTATTAGTCATACCACCTAAATATTCTCCACTAGATGCGTTAGTTTCTCTGAAACCTAACCCCTCTGATTTTAATTTAGTTTCAAAGTTATCTAATTCCTTTTTAATAGTTTCATAAGCTTCTTTAAGAGTAGAAGCTCCACTTAATTTTTGATCCATATCTTCTGTATTCATATATTTTTTTATTAAATTTTGATATACAGAACTTTCACTAAATGATTTTATTAATGCATCTTTAGCACTTTTATATATCCCATCACCTATAGACATATTAAACTGTTCAAAGCTATTTGTATCTATAGCAACGGTCATAGCTTGTTTTAAAATATCAGATAATTCTTGTGCTTTATTTGTTATTTTATCAAGTGGTAACATTTGGTCTATCATTTCATCAGATATACCTTGCATTTTAGCTTGTTTTCTTAACTCTTGAATAATATCTCTCATATCACTTGAAACTTTTTCAGTGTCTTTTAACTGCTTAAATAAAGAACTAAAATCAAGATGCTTTGGGTCTAAATCTTTAAGTGTTTTTCCACTTTCAAGCCTAATTTTTACTAATGCTTCTGCAACTTCTTTAAACTTATCTTCGAATTTAGTTTCTAAACCATCAAGCTCTCTAAATTCTAAATCATATTTTATCTTAGCTAAGTTATTTCTTAATTTACCAAAATATGAACCTAAACCATTAGCTAAACTTTCAATTACATTCTTACCATCTGAAAGATTTTTAGTTATACTTTCTCTAGTTTCATTAAATGCCGTTACAATTTTATCTTCTTTATCTAACATTTCATCAATTTTCTTTTCAAATTCTGGTATCATTTTTTCTAAATCATCATTATCTTTAGCTAATGATTTCATTTTATCAAGCATTTCTTTTTTCTTAGCTTTTTTATCAATTGTAGAAACACCCTCAAAACTCTCATAAATAGCATTAGTATAGAACTTCTCAGTTTCTTGCTCTTGCTTTCTTAAATCTTGAATTTTATTTAAAAATTGTTGTTTAATTTGATCAAGATTAGAATTTACATCAACTAGATCCCATTGAGTGATAGCTCCACCCTCTTTATCTAAGAATTTCTTTAAATCTTCTGAATTTAAATTTTTAATCTTTTCATTATATATTTTTTCTAAATCTGTTGAGTTTTGTGCATCAAACTTCATTACATCACTAAAGTTTTTAGCATATGCAACATTTTCTCTTTTATGTGATATTAAATCAGAAACTCCTAATGTAAAGATTGACAACAACCCATTCCAGAAACCGCGTTTTTGACTTCTTTCAGCTACACCATTCATTAAAACTTTTGGGTTAAAGTTATTAGCAAAAACCTTATTCATTTCAGTTGACATATTCTTATACAATTCAAGATTTTTATTACTTGTATTTTCACTTGCAGATTTTACTAAATCTCCCTGAATATCTTTCATTGTATCTCTTAGTTCTCTTAAAGCTCGTGTATTATCATCTAATTCTTTTGATCTTGCTTCATAATCTTTCTTAGCTTTTTCTGCTTTGTTATCTCCAAAAAGTATACCAACTAACCTTGATCCCATATCAACAAATTCATTAACTATAGCTTTAACTCCACCTGCTATATCTCCAGTTGCAAAAGATGCTACACCTGCAATTTTATTTGAAAATAAATCTAATAGTTCTCCACCGACTTCACTATCATCTGAATTTTTTACTATATTTTTAAATGCTTTTTTTATATTTTCAAAAGTAAACTGAACATATTCAGTTATCATTTTTTTAAGCTCTTCAGCTTTTTTAATAGCTTCTTTTAGTTCTATTGATTTTGAACTAGCATTTTTCATTTTATCTAATGCTGTTTTTAAAGTTGTTAATTTATCTGTATCTTCTTTATTAAAATTATGTTCATTTAACAGATTAGTTATTTTATCTAAAGTATCTGTTCCTGTTGCATTATCAATCATAAATTTTAAATTTTCATCTAAATTATCAAAACCATTTACATATGAATCTTTTAAAGTTTTGTATTCTTCATCAATTTTAGCTTTTTTCTCTTTTAATTTTTCAATATAATCTTTATCAGAAATAGTGTCATTCATTTTAAATTCAATATCAAGTTCACTTGACTTATCAGATTTTTCTATTTTATCCTTTAAATCTTCAAAAGTTTTCTTGATATTTAAAATATAATTAGAAGCTGATATATTGATTTTTTCAGTATATAAACCAACCTTTTCAACATTAGTATTAAATTCTTCATCAACTTTTATTTTTTCTTCATATTTTTGAATATCAGTCAAATCAGTTCTATTATCAATTTTAGCTTTCTTTTTATTTGCTAATTCTCTTGATAAATTCAATACTTGCTCTTTGGTATCTCCTTTATATACATCATTAAGATCATCTATTATTTTTCTTAATTCTTCAATAACAGTTTCATTCTTTAATTCATTTTGTGTTTCTTTAATGGTATTTTTCAAATTATCAATATCAGTTTTAATTTTACCTTTTAAACTTTCATCTTTAATTTCATTAAACAACGATTGATAGTTCTTCAACTTCTCATTATATATATTTAACTGACTATTCAAATACTCTAAATTATCTACCCAACCGTTAGATTTTGATAAATTCAATTCATTAGTATTTTTTAAAGTAGTCTGTTCTAACAACTCAAGTTTAACTTTTTCAGATTGCTTTTTAGTATTTTCAATTTCTTGCTTTATTTTATCTTGCAAACTCTTATCATTAGTATATTTAAAATTAGATTGTAATTGCTTAATATAATCATCATATGCTTTTAGTTGTTCTTGTAATGTTTCAAGTGGATTAAAAAAGCCATTATTGCTAAAATTAGCAATATTTTCTAAATTTAATTCGTGTACTTTTTTAGTTTTTTCTAATATAGTTTTTAACTTATCAGAATTAATTCTTAAATTTAATTCCCCTATAGTTTTTTCAAGATTCAATAAGATATCTTCCCATTTTTTAGATAAACTATCATTAATATCTTTCAATTTATCAGCATATGTTTTCTCTTTAGTTCCACTTTCTTTTTTATCTTTTTTACCTTTTGATTTAGACTTAGAATCATTAGAAGAGCTTCTTGATATTTGTTGTTTTTGGGGTGCTTGAATTTTATAATTCTTTTGTAACAGCTTTTTAGCTTCTTGCTCACTCATAATTTTAGTTTGATTAGTAAATACCTTTTCTCCATTAATATACATAACAGAATCTTTATTTCCTGCTCCTGTACTAACCTCATACTTACCATCACCTAAATTTTTAAATGTTGTATTAACTCCATTTACAAAAGCACTAACACTTGCACCAACTTTTTGAATTTCAAATATCTCATCTATACTTCTATCTGTAGTGTGTCCTGTAATAACTTCTTGAACTCTGCCTTGATTATCTATAATAGATAGTGAATCTTGATTAATCTTTTTAGATAAATCTGCCGTATTTTTATTGGCATTAGATTTTAAATCATTTTTAGTTTGCTCTCCTAATTTATGTAAATCGTGTAGACCATCATTTATACCATCTAATAAATCTCCAGTTTTTACACCATAATCACCCAGCATATTTTTTAAAGCTTCACTTTTTAAATTAGATTTTTCTAGTCCTGCTTTTATAACATCTTCTGATTTTGTTATTTGGTTATTAATTCTATCAATTTTAAATGTTAAAGGTGCTATTCTATCTAATAAAATCCTTGCTTGTTTATCAGTTCCATCTTCTCCATGCTGTTTTAAAATTTCTTTTATATCTTTCATAGCAGTTTCAAGAGCTTTATTATCATCTAACTTAACATGTTTAAATTTATCTAAATCTTTTATCAAGCTTTCTGTTACACCGTTTTTTAAATCAAGTCCTGCTTTTTGGAAATTAGCAAGTTCTTTTTGAATATCTTGCTTTAAACCTGCAATCTTCTCATATTCTTTCTGTTGAGTTTTTGCAAATTCTTTCATATTGTCTTCATTAAGTTGCATTAGTACCTTTTGTTTTAATTTAGAGTTTATATCATCTAAACTATCTGCAACTTTTTGATATTCACTAGCTTCACTTGATATACTACCTATGATATCTGGATAAAGAGATTTTAATTCTTCATACATACTTAATCTTTTAGATTCTTCTTCACTAGTCAGAGAACTATCAAGAGCTTTTTTAGATAAATTAATATACTCTTCAACCATATTTCTAGCATGTTCTGATTCATCAATAAATTGAGACCAATAATCATCAACACCTTTTTGATTCAATAAATCATTTAATCCACTTAATAGATTATTAATTCCACTTAATGCCCCTGCTGTTGCATTAGTAAACTTATTACCTATGGTAGTTGTAATATTATTCATATTAGCTTCAAATACCTTAAGTTGGTTAGCATAAGAATCAATAGTTCTTGCGGCATCTCCTTGCATAAATGAAGTTTTTTCAAGCAATGCTTGATATCTTAATTCTGCTTTAGTACTTGCATCTAAATTAACCCATTTTTCTTTTATTCCTTTGTTTCTAGCATACTCTGCCATGACAGTATCATTAATAACTATACCTAATGTTTTTAGAGCTTCAGTTTCTCCAACGATACCACCACGAAGTGCATTAAATGCTTGCTCATCATCTATATTTTTAAATGAACCTATATCAACTGCCAAGCTTGCAAGATTTTCAGACATTTCTTTAATTTGAGATGTATCAAACCCACCTAAACCTTTGATAACAGCACCCATATCACTTACATATTTTTTCATAGCATAAATACTACGTCCCATTTCTACTCCTGATTTTTCTGCAAACTGTTGAACATCATCTGCCATTTGACCAAAAACTTGATCTGTAACATTTTGTAATTCTGTCATATCACTTGACGCACTCAAACAAGCTTTACCAAAATTCAATACAGAACCTACTAATTTACTACCTGCATAAACAGCTGCTAACCCTTGTACAGAACTAGTTAAATTAATAAAGCTACTATATAATTTTTTAAGAGGGCTATCGTCAACTTTAGGTGCTGGTAACTCTTTACTTAATTCTTTATTTATTTTATTTAAAACTGGTGTTACTTGATCTGTTAATTTTGCAACCATCTCTAATTCATAATCACTTAATGCCATATGTTACCTCCTTTCACTATTTTTTTCTGATTTCATTCATGACTTCTTTATATATTTCAAATAGAAATTCCATTTTTTCAACAAGCCAAAAAGGATGCTCTGCACGTGTTTTACTAAATGGATAATTTATTTTATATTGTACTCCACCAAAACCTACTACATTATAATCAAAATAGTATAAATACTTCATTATATCTTCTTTCAATAAATCATATTTTTTAGTTTCTTTATTAAGACCTTTTAATAAATCTCTCATTACAAATTTATATCTAAGCCTTAAACCTTGAGCAAACCCACCTTTTCACTTATCCTTGAATTTTCCAAAATGCTATTAAATATTTTCTTAAATAAATCAGGATTTCTACTAAAAAACTCTAATATACTTTCTATCTCAACTTGTTTTTCTTTGCCATCTAAAATTAATTTTAAAGTTTGACTTTTTATTAATTCAATAACAGGACTTGTTTCCGCAGTATAATTAATAGTTAAAATCTCATGAGCTCCCTCTTTTAAAACTCTTACTTTAGTTGTTGGTGTATTAACATAATTAAACATATTCCAAAAACTTGCTACAGTTTCTATTACTATACTATCTGTTTTATTAGAAAAGGTCACAACTTGTGTGACCTTACCATCTTCTAAAGCTTCTATTTGCTTTTCTTCACTATCAATTTCAACTTTATCTTCTCTATCATAATTTTTTATATCTTGTATTTTTTCATCTACAATCTGAGTTTCTCTTTCCATAAACTAACTCCTAAGCTTTTTCGATAGTTATAACAATAGGTGATCCAGTTGCTTCATCATATAAAGCAGATACTTCTTTACTCATTCCTTGAGCACCTGTTATATCTGTTCTTTCTACATTAGATACCTTACATCTTGGCAACTCTATTATTATCTTATTATCAGTTTCAACTTCCTTAAATTGTATTTTTATAGCATATGTTGAATTAGCTTTTAATGCTGTATGAGCTCCAACATAATTTTCTTTTAAAAATTCATTATATGTAAAGTTAACTGTAATATCTCTTATACCATTTCTTTTAATAGATTTGTTATATACTGAATTTAATGCACCTTTACCCTCTAAAGAGTTATTGATAGTAATATCTAAACTTTCAATATCACGTGTAACATCAGTAGTACCGTTTTCAGTTATAGTAGCACCTAAACATATTAACTTTTTACCATCAAATTCAGTTGCAGTTGCTCCACCTGAAAATCTTGTATTACCAGCAACGTGATTCATTCCTATAAATGATGGTGTCACGTTCACATATGATTCTAATGATGTCTCAAATTTTAATGAGTTAACAAGCAATCCTTGGAATTGATCATATGATTCATTTTCATCATCATCGAGTACAACTGTTAAGTACTTATCAAATTTATTAGATGCTTTATATATTAATTTTTTAGCTGTAGACCCTTGAGTTTGTTTTTCAAATCCTGAAGATTCAATTAACATTTCTAATTGTCCTAAAGTGGCTTCTACTGTTGTATCTCCTGAAACATCTATTTTAGATATCCAAGAATCAGTTTCAAAACCTACTGTATTTATAGTTTGAGATTTTGTTGCATTCACATTAGGTGCTAATGAATAGCTTGTAAATTGTAACTTCTTCATATCTGTTGTTTTTGCAGTGTTTCTGTTATCTTGTTTTGCGATCAATAATTGCATATTTATGATCTCCTTTCTGTTAAATCAATTGTTATATTTATAATATTAGAACCTCCCAGATCATTTTCATTCTCTTGATAATGTTCTACATCATAAGAATAATCTAAACTTCTTGTACTATATTTAATTCTTTCATCTTGTATTAATCTATTTAATACATCATCAACAAACTTAACATTATCTATATTTGCTTTTTCAGATATTGAATCAAAATAGCTAATATATGTTATACCTATTCTTCTTCTAATATCTCTAATGTGTTGTGATACACTTACTGAACTTGTTGAAGTTGATTTCACATCAACTAAAAATATACCATCTTTATTGTATAGTCCATCTTTAAAATACTTATTATCATCATAATTAGAAAATTCAACTAAATAATCTTCTGAAACTAATTCTTTTAATACTTCTAATATCTTATCAACAATAATCATAAAACCATTATTCCTTTCTTTTTAGACTTATCAGTTTTATTTTCATTGTGTAGTTTTATTATAGAATTTAATGTACTATCAATAAAATCTTTTTTATCTTTAACTAAATTATCATTTTCAACAAAAGCAAATAATTGATAATGTACATAGTTTTCAACTATCATTTGTTTCTGTACATTATTTATAGGTATATCTCCTAATTTTAGATTGATATACTCAATAGCTTGTTCTTCAAAGTGGGTAGTGTTGGAAGAGATTTGCTCTTCCGTATAACCCATTTTTAACAACTTTTTTTGTAGAATTATAGGTAATTCCATCTTCCAACAACTCCTTTATTATTTTAATTTTACTGTTACATTATATCTTTTAACTCTTTTAGAAATAGGAATAACTGGTAAGTATCCACTTGTTAAAATATATGATTGAGATGTTGTTGGTTTATCTACATCGTAATCTATATATACATCAGTTTCTACAACCTCAACTTTATCATTATTTATTACAGTTAAACCTACATAAGTGTTTACAAACTCAACATCACTTGATACTATTACTAAGTTTGATGTATCTAAATTACCTGAATATAAATTAGTTGGTGGTAACACATCTAATCTGTAACCTAATAAATTATATGATGGATATAGATTTTTATAACCTGTATCTTTATCAGTTACATTTGCTTGATTGTATGCAGTAATTAACTTAGCAAAGTCCTTATCTTTCATTAATTCTTTGAAAATAGCTGAACCTAATTCAATTCTTGTAGGTACAAACCCATTATCTTTAGCAAATTCTTCAACTAATTCTAATACAAATTCTTGCCAAGCAGTAACAACAAGATTTTTAGAAGTATTAGTAGTTTCATCAAATACTAACTCTCTACCTGTTTCAGGCATTGTTAATTTTCCTGTTAAATAGATTTCTGCCGCCATCTTTTCTTTAGTAGCAATATATGCTAATTTTAATGATTTTAACTTGCCATCTCTTATTTGATCTACTTTACTCATTGATTGACCTTTAAATAATATAGGTGATTCTCCTGCTTGCATTGCAAATAACTCATCAGGTGTTAAAGGTGCAGACCCTTTTATAATATCAGGTGTGAATGTATTTCTTATGAATTCTCCCTCTCTTATAACTGGTGCTTTAGTGTTTCTAGGCACTATAGCTAAACTTTTTAAATTCCCTACTAAATCATCAAATACTAATGTAGCTGATTTAGTTGAATAATCGTTTCTAAATTTATCTTGATAATATGTACTTACTACGTTTTCAGGTTTTAAACCTTGATATATTCCCATTAATTCTGCATTTTTTGTATTTATTGCCATTATTTTACCTCCTCAACGAATATGTTATGTATTTCTAATGTATTTAAAACTTTTATGTTATCTGTAGATGTTTCTGATAAATTGCCTACAAATGCTTTATCTACTCTTCCTTGTCTTAAAACTTCTGCTTTATCATCTGCTGTGCTTGCTTGTTCTAAATCTTCTCCTGTATAAATTCTAATATTTTCAGAACCTGTAAAATCTGTTTTAACATATTTCTTCCATTTTCCAGTAGTTTCATCTTGTACTAAAATATCTCCGTGTTTTAATTGTTGACCTGCAACTAGTTCTACTATATCATCTGGAATAAATCTTTCGACTACTACATTTTTTGTATTAAATTTTTCTTTTTTAACTAAATTCTTCATTATTTACCTCCATATCTTTTTTCTGTTTTCTCTTTCGCTATTCTCATAGCTCTTTCATAATCAGTTTCATTATCTTTTTTATCTTCAAAATTAATAGAATTACTTACACTTTCAGTTTTAAATGATGGTAATTCTTCTACTAATTTTGTCATAAATTCTACAATAGATATACTTTTATCTCCAAATTCTAAAGTTTCTTCATTTCTAAAGATATTAACTATAAGTTCTTCAGTCATAAATTCTTTAATCTTTGGAGTAAGTTTATCCTTGTATTTTTCTAAAAATTCATTTTTAGATTTTTCTGCTTGTAATTCTTTTTCAAACTCTGCTCTTACCTGCTTTTTAATTTCTTCAACTTCATCTTTACTAAATTCTTTCTTTTCTTCCTCTTTTTTCTTAGGAACTATTTCATATTCATCTCCGAATATTTCTCTGAATTTATCAAGAGTAAGTTCTTCTTTTGGTTGATCTTCTACAGTTTCTACCTCAATTTCTTCAAATTCAACTGTAATGTTTTCAAATTCTGCACCTGTTACAGCTTGCTTAACTCCAATAGGTAGACCTGCAACCTTTAATAAAGTATCTTTAGCTTTATCAATTTCAACAGAGATTCCTTTTAAAATCTTATCTTTGTAATATCCTAAACCTTTTTCATTTAAATTAGCTTTAGCATATACATTAATTTTTTCTCCATCTTCCTTGATTTCAAAATCACTAAAGTTTCCAATCTCTACAGGTTCTTCTCCATCCCACTTACTTGTATGAGCATAGATTGCCTGTATTGGCTCTGTAATAGACCCAAATATCTTTTTAACTCTTTCAGAATTAAATTCTCCTTGTGGATAAGTTCCACTCTCAAACACTTTAATCTTCTTTGTCATTGCTGCTCCTTTCTTATTTTAATAAAACAAAAAGTACCACATCAGTGGTACTTAGTGTAATAATTATTCATATGTATTCTCCTTTCTTTAAAACTCATGTACTAATTTATCCATTAATTTGAGATTATTTTTTAGTTCATCTAACATATATTCAGACATCGTTAAATCAAAATCATTTTTTATTAATACTTCCAACATCTCTTCAATTATTTTATCTGTTTTTGTTTTTAATTCTTTATAATAACCAATCATTGTGCTTACCTTTCTTAAATAATAAAAAAAGAGAAATTATTTTTCATTATTTAATTTCTCTTTAATTCCATTTATTATTATTTGTCTTATTTTTGCATTTAAATCATCATCAAATCCCATAAATTGCCTTTTAGGTATATTAACACTTTCTTTTGTAACCCAACCTTTATCAGTTTTAAACCTTAAATATTTACCATTTTTAGCTGTTATAACTCCACCATCATTATGTATTCTAGCATATTTAGTATTAGTTCCAACCTTAGCTGTATTATCATCACTTGATGTAGTTAAACTATTTAATAATCTTCCAGTATCTCTTAAAGGCTTACCATCTCTTCCTTTTAATGGCTTCCAAGCATTCCCCTCAGGATCTACACCTCTATGAAACCTATACTTTACTTTATTTTGCATAGCTGTTGCAACTTTTCTCATTATGTCTTTTTTAACTTCTATATCTAAATCTTTGGGTATTTTAATACCTCTTATTTTTTTTATTTCAATCTTCATCTTTAATTCCCATAATCAAACCATCCATTGCCCATTTTTCTCTTAAACTTAATGGTGTTAATTTTTTTCCTAAAGGTTCAGGTAAACGTCCAAATTTAAGTTTACATAATTCTAAATATTCTTTATACTCTTCATCCGTTAAGCCACCCCAGTACCTTTTAAAACTTAAATAAAACACTCTTCTTTCTTTATCTTTTAACTGGTCTTCATAAAGTTTATTTAACCTATCCAATCTATCTTGTGGGATCTTCATCATATACCTCCAACAACATTTTTTCATTAGTCTTTTCTATAACTTTATATTTTAAATTTCTTGATAATAACAGTTCTTTTTCATTTAAACTTTCTGAATTATCACCTATATAAATACATTTAGTACCTTGTTTAACTCTAATCTCAAGCATCAAATCAAATTTAAAGTGTGTTGCAATGTCTAAATCAAGGCTTGTACTTAAAAATATATTAGTTGACCTTATTTCACCAACATTCCAATCTTTATAATATGATTTATGTGTCCCTTTAAAAACAATTAAATTTTCTTTTAATTTAAAATCATTCATTGCATTATCAATACCGTTAACATATTCTTCAATATCATCAGGCAATTTATTTATATAACCATTCTTATGTTCTTTTAATAGTGCATTAATTTTTGTATATAGAATACCAGTATACATATTCAAAGCATAAGTAATATAATCTTTAGAATTCTTATATATATAATCACTATCTTGTTGTAAGATTTTTAATTTAGAATCATTAGCAACTTCAAATACTGTTTTATTATTAACTATATCAAAAATACCAGTTATCTTCTTAATAAATTCTTTAATCTTATTAAACAAGTTAACAACTTTTAATTTTTGACTTTCATAATATTCTTTATATATGCTTTTCTTTTTACCAGAAGACTTATCAGTTAAATATCTATAATCACTGAATCTATCATCGTTAGTATCATAATCTTCTGTTATCTCTAACCCTAAATCTTTAACATCTTCTTTGCTTAGCTGTATTATACTACTTCTACAGTTATAATGCAATGGTGGATATAATCCTTTTTCAATGAAATCTGTTATCTTCATTACCTTCCCATGAAGCTCTTTACATTGATGTGTTGTTCTTCCATCTTCTATTGCACTGTATAAACCGTATTCAAAATAATCTGACATTTCCATTTGCTTTTTAGCGTGTCCCCTTTGTTGAGCTTGAGTAATTACAGTTCTATACACACCTTTTAAATAATCTTTAGGTAGTTTAAATTCTTCTATATTATCTAAAAACTCTTTATTAGTTCCACCTTTTTTAAGGTTTCTCAATAAACTTTCTTGTATTTTTCTAGTTACAGTTAAATCAGTTGTTTTCTTTATCCAAAACAGATTTTGTTTTTCTGATTTATTTATTTTATTTACATCTTCAAATAAACTAGATCTTCTGCTTTTTAATGATTCAATAGCTTCTTCAAACGGCATATTAAATATGTCATCATCTTCTGCAAATTCTTTTAATGGATTAGATTTTAGCTCGACTATAGCTAAATATCTTCCCAGTATATTAAAATAGACCATTTGATTTAATATATCTAGCTTTATATTAATTTTGCTAGTTATATCTTCAATGGTCTTAATCTTTTTTAATGATTTTTGCAATGAGGTGGTACAATCACTCTCGAATTTACTAGATAAGTCATCTAACCACTTTTGCATTTTCTCTTCTCTTATTTCTAAATCAGTTCCACGACTTGCAAATTCAAATCTTTTATTAAATTCTCTAGCATTATTAAAAGGTGGTATTCTCCTTTTTACGAACTGTAGAAAACCCTGTTAGCTCTTTAAGTTCTTCTTCATCAATTTCATATCCTGCTTGAGATAATGTTAAAACTCCATTTATAACCTTTTGCTTGAAATCTTGTCTTTTTGTATCAATTTCTAATCTTTCACTTTCATTTTCTGGTCTATCAATTGATATGTAATAAAGCTCTGAATCATACCCATAAAGTTCCGCATCTATATCTATAAGTTTATCAAGTTCATCTCTTACAAATAATGCTAAACTATCTTCAATTTTTTCTTTTTCTTCTTGATGTATATTTCCTAAAGCATACGAAGAGCTTCCACCACCATTATCAACAGTTAAACTTGAACCTAATAGATTCATTACAATATTCTTTTTATATCTATCAAGCAATCTTTCGTGAATTACAGTATCTATATCAGATAACCTAATCGTAAATAGATTTTCTTTTAATGTTGTATTTTCACTTATAGGAATTGCTATAACATTCTTACCATTTGCTTTTTTAATATCTTCAGCAGTATTCTCAACCTCTTTTTCTGATTGCTCTGGACTATATGCAAATACCATTATAGTATCACCATATTTATTAACAATACCTTGTATCTTTTCATTTATGTTTCTAATATTTAAATAATCAGTAACACAGCTTTCAAGCTTTGATCTACCCTGTCTATAAGCTATACTCTTACCGTGAATAGATAACAACCACTTATTTTTTTCTGATAAATCGTAAACTGTATTATCTACTGTTAATGTAAATATCTTATTATCTCTATTGTATTTTACAAGTTTTTTAGGTATTTCTACTAATTCTTTTATACCATCTAACTTATCATTATATACTATCTCGTGTAATGATAATTTTTTAAAATATGCCATAGCTATATCTTCAACAAGCCTTGTTTTATTTCTAATCTTATTAATTCTCTTTTGAATTTCAATAATCTTTTCATCTTGCTCTGCATTATCTTCAGATTTAACTACCAATTCTCTACTTGATACACCTTTAACTAAAGTATCAATGCACATTTTAATAGTTACATCATTACACATTTCTTCTATCAAATCATCTGTTAATTCCACATTATAATTACTTTTAACTTCTGTGTTAATAAGTTGATTAACAGTTAATTCTAATAACTTTTTATCTAATTTCATACTACAACTCCTAAATTGATATTATTTTTCTATCTAAACTAATTCCTTTTAATGATTTATGTACATATTCTTGTAATGCATATCTCATAGCATCCATCAAATGATTAAACTCATCTACTGGTTTATTTATAGTATTACCTAATCTATCTTTATCCCAACAATAATTACTAATTTCATTTATAAAATTTGTACATTGTGGATGTACTATTATTTTAAAATCTTGTATAAATTGTATTCCGTTGTTTATACTGTCTTTACCTTTCACACAACCTTTAATTCTTTCTAATCCCAACCCTTTTAATTGATCAATGCTTTTAGGTTCGGCACAATCAGCTATTATTCTTTCTTTTTTAAATCCCAACTCTACAATCTCTTTATATATTTGAGTGTTTTGCATTCTTGTTTTATAAATTTCCTCAAAAACATATATAATCTTTTTATTTTCATCTATAAGTCCACAAAAAAAAGCAGTTTCATCATTGGTATATCCAAAATCTAAACCAAAAACTGCTTTTATATCTTTATTTTTTTGTAATATTTCTTTATAATCAAATTCTTTTTCTTCCCAATTTTCATAAATTAGTCCATCAGAAATTCCCCACTCCCCAAGTCCTGCCACCTGATAACGTTTAGGACTATATTTTTTCATATGTTCAAACATTTTAGAATCATTTTCATCTAACCATTCATTTATCATGTAATTAGTTGTTATAGCAAGTATATCTTCATCTTTTACATCAAAAAATCTTTTTTTCAACCAATGATTCTGATTCCACGGGTTGAAACTTATTGTAATTTGTTTAAATAACGGTGGTTCAACAACACCTCTTATAGATTCATTTAACATATCGAATGCATCTTCATTTGTAATTTCATAACATTCCTCTACCCAAACCCAACACAACGAACCTTTTTTAACTGAAATTGATGTTATTTTTAACGCATCATCCATTCCTCTAAAAAGTATTTTTTGACCAGTTGGTAAATAAGTTACTTCCATCGGATTTTTTTTAAATTCCCATAAATGTGCTACATGTAAATTATTTACTGCCCACTCTAAATCAGTAAAACAACTATCTTTAAGTGTTCTAAATACTTTTCTTACTACTAGTGCATTAGCTTTAGGATATTTCATTATATTTACTATAAACCATTGTGCTATAGTTTTAGATTTTTTACTAGCACGACTACCTTTAACCACTCTGTATCTTCCTTTAAAATTCCAAAACTTCCCATAACCTTTACCTATTTTTTCAGGTAAATCAACTTCCACTAGATTCACACTTTATCAAACTCCTCCTTAAGTCCTATATATCCGCAATTTGGACAAGATAATTTTTCAATTATATACTCTTCTTCGCTTTCTTCTAATTCTAATATTTCTTCCTCATCAAAATTATAATTATCTATACCTATATACTCTAAATTAAACGCATTATCTAACAAATAATTTAACTCTTTATTTAATAATTCTTCATTAAATCCAGTATTTAGATTTAACTTATTGTGTACTAATCTATATTTACTAGACAACTCTTCTTTTAAATCTAAAACTATGCACTCAACCTCTTTATAATTAAGTTTTTTAACTGCATTATAACGACCATGACCTTCAATTATTACCTTATTAGTATCAACAACAATTGGATCATTAAATCCAAATTGTTGTATACTATTTTTTATTTGTTCGATCTGCCAATCTGGATGTGATTTCACATTATTATCATATTCTTTTATATCGTTTATATTCAATTTAACAATTTTCATAATCCCTCAATTCTGGATAAGTATCCCATATCAAATCTATTAGCATTTGATTTGATACTCCTGAACTACTTATAGAATTATCATGGACACCTTTTAAAAATTTTTCTAGAATAGGATTAAAATTAACCTTCTTTTTAAATGTTAATTTTGTTTCAGAGCATTTAACTGAATCATCAGACTTTAACACTCTAACTGTCCCGAACGTTGCAATTCTATAATCTGATTTTTTTAATTTCCAATTTAATTCATCTTGTTTTGTAGTATCAGAATTTCTTGCAAAATTTATTATCTCTACATTTTTTATCTTTTTTAGCCTTAAAGGTTCTACTCTTTTTTTATAAAAATTTATACACGTTAATAATTCAACACCACTATATTTTACTTTAGGTAATTTATAACTTTTAAATAATTTGGCATTTTTTAAATTATCCTTTTTATACATATCAACAGGTAAAACAAAAACCACATAATCCGAATGTTGAATACTAAATTCTATAAACTTTTTATGTAGACCTGTTGAATTATTTTCACCACCATACGGTGGATTACCTATAACTATACTATTTGACATGTTAGGTATAGTTTGTTCTAAATAATTACCTACTATTATATTATCATTAATATAATCTGGCTTAATATCATACCCTATTGTTTTTTCAGGTAATTCCTTAATAAAAGCACCCCCCCTGACGATGGTTCAATGATTCTATCAAATTCATTTATTGATTTAATATCTCGTTCAATAAGTTCTATAACCTTTTTTACAACATTATTAGGTGTGTAATATTTATCGTGTAGTATTTTAGCCATTTAAAACTCCTTTAAATTTATTTTTATCTTCTATTTTATTACAACATGGGCATAATAACTTTGATTTTTCTGTTTTTTCTTTTTCTTCATTTATAACAATATCTTTTTCTATAACTGATTCATTTGTCGTTTCATCCTCATCAACAACAAAACCATATTTTATTAGATCTTCTTTTACAAATTGTTCTAATTCTTCATATAAATTTTTGAAATCCATTCCTGTATTTAATGATATTCTATTATGAGCAATTATATAAGCTCTTTTTTGTACCTCTGTTAAATCAGTAAGTTTTATAACTTCAATTTCTTTATAATCCAATTGTTTTAAAGCTAAATATCTACCATGTCCCTCAATAATCATATTATTTTCATCAATAGCAATAGGGTCATTATAACCAAATTCAATTATGCTTTCCTTAATTTGACTAATCTGTTCTTTAGGATGCTTTTTTGCATTATTTTTATATTCCACAATATCATTTATATTTATCTTTTCTATTTTTAGCATATTACTCCTTTATTTTATCTTCATTATTAAATATAACAAGATTTTGATTTAAATCTACCTTATCTTCATATAAACCTAAAATCTTACACAATTGATCGGCAGCTTTTAAAATATTATTAGTTGAAGTTTTTCTTTTTACTTTTCTAGCTTGAGGCGATGATGTTCCATTTTGAGTTACCATAACAACTTCTTCTTCAACTTCACCTCTTAATATTTTAGTTAGAGTTTGTTTAATTTCAGTAGCATTAGCAATTAATTTATCAAATTCTATTTTATTTAATTCTTTAATATAATTTTGATAGTGTTCTTGCTTCATTTGAGTATGAAGTCTTTTATTAGAATAAAAATCACTATAACCAGCTTTTAAACCAGCTTCATAAACATTACCACAAGCTACATAATATTCACAGAATCTCTGTTGTTTTAAATTTAATTTACTTCTAGCTAATTCCAAATTATCTATATACATCACCCACCTTTCTGATTAATAAAAAAAAAGAGACCTTTTGGTCTCAAAAAGAATAATTATGAAAAGAAACTAATTAACCTACATTCCTATATTATACATTATAGCATATGTTAAAATACCTGTAAAGTCCGAATTTAGTCCGATTTTAGTCCAGAAAAAAAAGGACATATTACATCTCCTTTCTTAATTATAATTAATTATGTCAACTATTTTCTACAATAAATCAATAGCCTGTTTTAACTGCTCAAGATCTTTATGAGTATATACCTTTTCTGTCATTTCATAATTGCTATGACCTATTAATCTCTTAATCGATGTTACATTAGCTTCTGCATTACTTAACAATGTGGCAAATGTATGACGAGTATCATGTATTGTATGTTCCATTCCCAATTCATTCAAAATAAAATTAAACTGACTACTATACACAGAATAGCTCATTTTACCACCACCACGCTTTGAATTGATTAGATAAGCATTTTCTATACCTTGATTAATTCTTCTAACAATTAGAGGTAATATTTTTTGATTTAGAGGTATTATTCTATCTTTACCTGCCTCTGTTTTACTACCACCTTTCAAATATGCATCTTCAAGATTTATATCACTTACTTTAAGGTTTAATAATTCACCTATTCTCAAACCTGTATATATTAAAATAAGTACCGTATCAACATAATCTATTTTCCCAACATGTTCCCACAGTGTATTTATTTCTTCTTTAGTAAATATTTTACGTTCTAACTTAGTTACTTTCTTCCCTATTTCAACAAACTTACTATAATCTTTACTGACTATATCATACTTCATAGCATAAGTATATAACTGATTATAAAGTACTTTAGTTAATCTCTTACTTGCCCAGCTATCACCTATACTATCAATAACTTGTTGTAAGTGATTCAACTTTATACTTCTAAAAGTCATACCGTGCAACTTCTTAGATTTATTAAAGCTAGTTTTATAATTCCTAATAGCTGAATCACTAAGTTCCGTATACTTCTTAAAACTCCATTTATCATACACTTCTTTAAACGTCAAATCATTATCAATATTATATGGTGTATCAATATAATCTGTTAAAAATTTAGTTGCTTCTTTTGCTGTTGAGAAATAACCTAGATATTTGTTAATCTGTTTTCCCTCTAAAGTCCAACCGACGGTCACTACAACCGCATAAGGTTTTCTTCTTTTTCCAGACAATTTTTTAACACAGCCAGTTCCGTTTGCTCTTCTCATTTTCTTCTCCTATTATTAAAAATCATAATACTTTAATTGAGATGTATTAGTTCCTAAATGTTTTGCTTTTGGCAAATATTTTATATAGACTTTATTTTCAATAAAATCTATATGTTTATTATGTTTAAAACTTTTATATATTTTATTAGCTATCATGTCTGCTCCTCTAACCAAGGGTGAATTTGAGGAATCTACGTATTTTATATCAACTTTATCTAAGTTAGGAAATAATGGCATAATTCTGGTACCATATTCATAATTAAATTTACCATATTTAAATTCTTTAAGTATAGTTTCTTTAAAGCTATAATACCCACTTGTAGCTGTATTTCTTTCATCTAAAAACATATAAATATTTTTTACTTCATCAACATTTAGTTGACTTTTTAATTGTAAAATACAATTCTTTAATCCCATTTTATATGCATAATCCAAAAATCTTTGTTTATGGAATTTGTTATTTCTTATTTCTTCTAAAACATCTTCTATATCTATAATACAACAAAATTTTATACAATCATTAAAGTAATCAAAAATTCTATTAACGATTTTAGGATTTACATTACATCCTTTTAATTCTGTTTCTTTTGATACATTTAATCTTCTTTTTATTGATTTCTCAAAATTAATAAAGTTATTTTTCTTTTTATCCTTAGTTTTTTTATCTAAAAATATTAATCCAGCATAAATATAAAATTTATCAGTTTTAATGTCAAAAACTCCTGATTCATCAGAATATACATATATATCCATTCTTCTCCTTTCAAAACAAAAAAATAGACCTCACTAATTTAGCAAGGTCTATTATATATTTTAGTATTTAATCACAAATACTTCCCATTATTTTTAATAATGGTCTTTACGGACGACGTACTTAACATACGCTTAAGTGCTCTACTCGTTACCCGTAAAACTTAGGTAGCAATACATTACTGTATCTACATTCATAATATACCTTATTTTTTCTAAAAAATCAAGTTTTATTGTTAAAAATTATTTTCAATTACTGAAAATTACACTTTTATTACAGAAAGTGTAATGTCTGTAACCTGTATAAACAGATGGCTAGATACATTTTCTTACAAACATTACAGAATTTTTGCTATTCTTTTATATTTTATATTCTATATATATTATATTATTACTTAAATTATTCTATTTATTAAAAAAAAGTGTAATATTGTAAGAAAGTATATTATAACCTGCATAAATACTGACTCCGTGGACATTACAGTTTTAAAATAAAAGTGTAATGTTTTGTAAGAAAATTGCCACCGAGCTAGTGTTTATGCTGTGTACAGAGATTTCAAGTCTGTAAGAATTAAGGTTATGTTAATCACTTTTTAATAAATGTTTCACAACTTATGAAAAATTTTTTCATACTCTAAACAATCATTTTTGTGCATCATAAAAACTGAAAATCACATAATTAAGAATAGATTTTTTTTCGTTTTTAAGTACCCCAAAACACTGCTCATAAACTGCTGTTATAACATCTATTTTTGCTTTGATATCCTCTTCTATCTCTACCTTGGGGGGGGGGGTGATAAACATAGTGTTTATGCGGTTTTGCGTGTGTTTGTCTTCAACAAAATAACTGACATTTACTCCTAAAATTTTTGCCAAATCAGTTAATCTTTCTATCGGAATATTAGTAACTGTTCCGTTTTCATATTTTGCTATAGCTGAATGATATACTCCTGCTAACTCTCCTAATTGTTGTAAGGTATATCCCTTTTCCTTTCTTAGATTTTTAATTTTAACACCTATATCATTTTTCATAAATAAATCACTCCTAAAAATTATAAATATATCATTTTGAAATATCTTATATCAAAATTAATATATCATTTTAAAATACTTTATATCAAAATAGATAAACAATTTATATCAAAATGATATTTTTTATGTCATTTTGATAAATAAATTATACCTTGTAAATGTAAAAAAATCAATCATTTTGATATATTTTATATTAAAATATTATTTTTTTTATCAAAATTACCTTGACAAGGTAAAAATGATATGTTATACTACTAGTGAAGATAGAGAAAGTGAGTTGATTAAAATGTTAGAAATGAAAAAAATAAAATTAAATATGGATGGTTGGGGTAATGTGCCTATATTAATAATAGATGATGTATTATATGTGAGTTTCAAATATTTAACTAAAACAGCCTTATTTAATTTAGATGATTTAAAATGGATAGCTAAATTAAGTGATTGGGTAGAACTTAATTATTTTGACAAAGAACACAAAGCTATATCAAATGCTATTAGGAGAGTATATAATGAATATCAAAAATAACAGATTAACTAGACCACAATTAAAGAAAGTACTTAAAGATGAAAATACTATATTATATTTAGTATCTGATTCTTACACTAACTTCCGTGGTAAACGGCTTGCAACTATTGAAGAAAAAAAGAAAATATTAGATTATTTAAAATTTCATCCTAAAATGGTAACTTGCTATGAACTATATAAATTAGATGTAGCAAATCAACAATTTTATACTTTTGAAACTAACATTGAATTTAATCATATTAATTAAAGAAAGGAAGTGATTCGTATGTTAAATAAAAATAAAATTTTAGCACTTATTATTGAAAATGGTTTATCAAGAGAATCAGTAGCTAAAGAATTAGATATATCATATATCAGTTTTAATAGAAAGTTAAATTCTAATTCTTTCAAAAAAACTGAATTAGAATTTTTAAAAAATCTTTTAAAAGTTGATAATACAGATATTTTTTTTGAAAACGATTTACCTTGTAAAGGTAAAAATATGTCACCAATTACCTTAAACCCACAAGAAGATGAGATGACAGACCAAGAAGCAATGGACTATTTATTTGGAAGAAAGAAAGGATAGATAAATGTATATAAACAAAGATGAAGAACTAGAAAAATATTACAATTATAAATTGAAACAAGAAAAAAATGAACAAGAAACAAAGGAATTAAAATTTGAAAAGTTGGAAGCTGCTATATCATTATTAAAAATTGAAATTCTTACATTAAGAGAAAAAGTAGATAGCTTGCACCTATCTACTTCAAAATAAAATTAACATCTTTTAAATTGAGTTATCAATTTTAAAAGTTCTGTTTGTTGCTTAATTATATCAATTAAGATTTCTTTATCCACATTTTCTGAAACACTTAATTGATTGAGTTTAGTTTGAATTTCATTAAAATGTTTTTCTAAAACTTCTAAACTTATCATAATATATCACCTCCTGATATATTATACCTTAACAAACAGATATATTAAGAAAAAAAAATTCTTGCACTCATAACGTTGCCGTGATTTCATTTAACCTCCGTATATAATTTTTCTTGGTGTTGTGGGTGCAAGATTTAAAAAGAAAGGAAATTTTAAAATGATGAAAGAAAAAGAAGAGTTAAAAACTCCAGAAATAGATGAAGAATATTTATATACAATAGATAATTGTAAGAAAGATTTAGATAAATTCATTAAAAGTTTAAATTTAAAAGAAGATGAAACATATATGATTGAATTTTATGTTGAAAAATATGTAGCCTCTATTTTCTTAGCAATGAAAAATAAAGAAAATAAAAAACTAGATGCTATAAAGCAACTAGTCAATGAATTATAACCCTAATAATTTTTTGAAAAGGTTAGTTACAAATAAAAGAATATTATCCACTCTTTTATCATAAATGTGTTGTTTATTATATTCATAGTAATATTTACCATATTTTGTTAAAGATAATTTATCAGAATATATGGGTGCACCTATTATGAATATACCATCTTTATCGATATTAGGTTTATGACCAACACATTCTCTTTTTAAAAGTGCTACTTTAACAGCATGTATTGGAGATTGATAATTTCTTTTAGTTAGAAATTCAACTCTAGTTTGTACAATTGCTTCATGAAGTTTTAAATCATTTATTAAAGAAGATATTGTAATAGGACCTTTATCATTGATTATTTTTAAAATTTTATAGTCATATGGATCTAATTCAAATGGCATAAAATCACCCCTTTTAATAATATATAAATATTATACTCCAAAAAATAAAGAAAGGAAATAATAATTATGAAAATAAAACAAACATTAACCATTTCTGAAACAGCTGATTTTATGGGCTGTGGTGTTATGAAAGTTTCAATGGGTTTAAGAACTGGGAGTTTACCGTTTGGAACTGCAATTCCAAAAGAAAATGCACAAGGTACTACAACTTGGATATATCATATACCAATTGTAAAAGTTGAAGAATACATGGGAATAAAGTACGAAGATTTTTTAAAAACTAAGGAGAATAATAATGAATAATAAATTAATACGTTTAGCTTCACCGTTAATAATGATGCAACTTGAGCAATTAAGTGAAAATTGTAAAAAATCTATTTTATATTCTGATTTCATGAATTATACAACAACTATTTCTAAAGATACAAGTAAAGAATATAAACAAGCTATAGAAAATATAATAATATATCTTAATTCTATAGGACTATTAAAATTATCCGTAAGTCCAAATGGAATGATTATAGAAATGAAACCAGCAATACTCAAAGGAGGTTTTATATATGCTAACTAGGTTTATGTTAGGAACTATCATTTTAACTTTAATCGTGGTTTTAGGTAGTTCAACACCTGTAGGTGTAGTTTTATGGATATTAGGTTTTATATCTTTATGTATATCAGTAGTTTTATTTTTAGGAACATTTGAAGAAGATCCTACTTTTAAATATGGAAAGGGTAATAAGTGAAAAAAGAAAAAGATTTAGAAAATAAAATAAAAAAACATTTAGAAAAAAATGGACATTATCATTTTAAAGTTCACGGTAGCCTTTATATGAAATCTGGAATTCCTGACATAATAGCTTGTATTAATGGTCATTTTGTTGGAATTGAAGTTAAAAGACCAGATGGAAAAGGAATTACTAGTGATCTACAAAAAATTCATATAGCAAATATTAAAAAAAGTGGTGGGTATTCAGCCGTTATAAACAATTATGATGATTACTTACAATTTTACTCGACTGTTTGTAATCAATACTCAACTTCTAGTGATATTAGGTAAGAATACCCATCAACATAAATAAAGGAGGTTTTATGTCTTTTGAAGAATTTTTAAAAACAAAAAAACATTATAAAGGTTTATACATACTTGATGAACATGGGAATAAACTAATTATGGAAAGTACAAATAACAATGGTTTAAAAACTACAGCTAGAGTAACAATATACAACTCTGAAACAATGAGCATCAGTGAAAATAGTATATATTTTAGTAAGTATGATTTTTTAGTTTTATACAAACAAAAATTAATACCATTAAGCAGGTTTACTGATGTTGTATGATGAACAAAAGATTATATATGATCAAATAAAAAACGGATATTTATTACCTCTTGAAACAGGTACGGGTAAAACAATTATAGCTCTATACTATTATTTTAAAAATTATAGTGAATATCCTCTTTTAATAATAGCACCAGCTGTTAAAGTTAAAGAGGGTGGTTGGGACAGAGAAATAAAAGTTGTATCTAATCATTTTAGATTTACTGTTCCTCGATACACGGTGATCAGTTACGATAAAGCAAAGAAACTAAATTTAAAAGAAAAATACTTTTTAATTATAGATGAAGCTCATTACATTAAAAATTCTACTAGTGGTAGATCAAAATGTATAAATAAATTGATTAAAAATAATAGTATTGATTTTTTACTTTTAACAGCAACACCAGGAAGTAAAGTTGAAGATCACGTTCATTATTTTATGTTATGGGGCTTTATAAAAAATAAATTTCATTTTTATAAAAAGTATATGATTGAACGAATTAACCCTTATTTAGGAATTAAAGAGGTTGTAGGTTATCAAAATATGGAAGATTTTAAAATAAGATTGAAGTTGAAATCAACTGATGTACTTAGGTATAGAGATATGGCATACGTTCCTGTTCTAAAAATAGAAGATATCTATTTTAAAACTAACAGTCAGTATAAAAAAATTAAAAAAACAAGAGTTATTGAATTAAACGGTGAACTTATTCCATTAGATACTCAACCTCATTTATGTAGTAAATTAAGGCAGTATTGTAATATTACTGATAAAATTGAGTATTTAAAATTATTAGTTGAAACTATGTCACCTGATGATAACATACTTATATTTTATAATTTTGAAAGTGAACTTAATAATATAACTCAAAATATAAAAGTAGATTATTTGATTAATGGAAACCAAGCTAATTTTCCTAAAAAAGAAGAATTTGATTTACAAAAAGGAAAAGTTACTTTAGTGCAAATAAAAGCAGGTGGTGCTGGAATTGAATTACAATATAATAATTTAGTTGTATTTTACTCCCCTACTTATAGTTATCAAGATTATTGTCAAGCTTTAGGAAGAGCTTATAGAACTGGACAAACTAAAAAAGTACAAGTATTTAAATTTAATACTTTAAATAGTATTGAAGAAGATATTTGGAAAAATTTAGATATGAAACAAAATTTCGTTGAAGAATTATGGAAAGGATGAATTTATGAAAAAGAACACTATTACACAAGATCGTACACGATTTATTGGTGGATCTGACATTCCTACATTATTAGGTTTAAACAAATATAAAACACGTGAAGATCTAGTCCTCGAATATGCAGGAATTGTTGAAAGAAATTTTAATGGTAATCAATTTACCGAATATGGGAATCTTATGGAAGATAAAATAAGAAATTATGCTAATAAACTTTTAGGTTTTAATTGTGAACCTAAATGTAGCAAATCTTTTAAGCAATGTATTAGATGTAATACGGATGGATATGACCCTAATAATAAAGTTATATTTGAAATTAAAACCAATGATGGAAAACATTCTAATACTATTGATTATGAGGTACAAATGCAGCTTTATATGTGGAAATTTAAATGTAAAAAAGGTTATTTGATTCAATATAAAAGACCTGATGACTTTTGGAGAGGTTTTGATCCTAAATTTCATTTAGATGACAGCTATTTTAATACAGAATTTGATAGTGAAAATGTAAAAGTAACTGAGATCAAATATGCTCCACATCTTGTAAAAGAAATACTAGATAGAATCAAAGATTTTTGGATAGAAGTTGAAAAATTTAAAGGAGGTAATTGTGGATAATATAGAATTATTAAAAATATCTACTAAAAAAGAACAGACAGAAGTTATGAGATATGCACAGCTTGAAGAAGCTCTTAATACACAAATACTTTTGAAAGAAGAAGAAATAAAAAAATTAAAAAAGAAAAGTGATGATAATAAAAAGAATTTGTTACAAGCTATGGAGAATTGGGATATTACAACTCTTAAAACAGATAAATTTACTATTACAAGAATTCCAGCTACAACTAGAATAAGTGTTGATAGTAAAAAATTAAAAGAAGAATTACCAGAAGTTTATGAAAAATATTCAAAAACATCTGATGTAAAACCTAGTTTAAGAATAACATTAATTAATAAAGGAGAATAATTATGATTATATTACCAGAAAATAAACCTACTGACTTTGATAAAACGCCCAGAATGTTTTTAGTGTGGGGTGCTTCTATGACAGGAAAAACTTACTTTGCTAGACAATTTCCAAACCCTATTCTATTAAATACAGATGGTAATGCTAGAAAAGTTGATACACCTAGTATAGATATATTAAACTTCAAACATTTTACAGAAGTTATTACGACTTTAGAAAAAACAGAACATAGTTTTGAAACAATAATAATAGATTTAGTTGATGATATTGAGATGATGCTTATTAATGACATTATTGAAGATGAAAATAGAGAATCTAAAAAGAATTATGAATCACTTGCAGATTTTCCTTTTGGTAAAGGATATTCATTATTTAAATCTAAATGGAAACAATTAATGATGTATTTATCTAAATTAAGATTTAACATTATATTTATATCTCATATCGTGACTATAACTGAAAAAGATATGAGAGGTAATGATACATCACATTCACTACCTAGTTTAAGTAATAATGCACTTAATGCTTGTTTAGGAAGATGTGATTTACAATTACAAACTTTAAAAATAGGTAATACTTATACAAAACTAGTAACAAGTAAACGTGATAATTATAAACACGAAGATATAAAGAACCCTATAATTTATAATGCTTTAAAAGATACACAGAATTTATTTGAACGTGTACAACAACCTATTAATAATATTAACAATAATATAAACAATAAATAATTTAAGGAGATGATATTTTATGAATTTTACAAATGATTTACTTACACAAATAAACGGGATTAAAATTGATGTTAACGCAGGATATAACAACAATCAATTACCTGATGGAAATTATCAAGGAGTTTTAGTTGATTTTAGTTATACAGAAGTAGAGGATGGTATTCGTTATCAATTAAAATTAAAAACTCTTACTGATGAAGACTATATGTACTTTATCAAAATTAGTGAGAAAACAATTAAATTTAATATGCAAGCTTTAATGACTTCTTTATATAGAATTTCACAAAATAAACAAATTGATTTTAATCAGTATATAGCACCTGCTTGTACAGATCCACAAACATTTGTATCAAATATGTTACCATTTATTATAAATAAAAATTGTAGTTTTACTCTTAAAACTAATAAAAATGGTTATCAAACTTGTGAGATAGATCTTTAAGATCTATCTCACTTTATAGGAGCTATTATGTTTGTGTACGATATAGAAGTATTTAAAGAAGATTGGTTAGTTGTTATGAAAGAAGTAGGTACTAAAAAATTATTTATAGCTCATAACGATATTGAAGAATTAAAAGAAAATTTAACTCATTGTCAATGTTTGATAGGTTTCAATAATTATAATTACGATGATTTAATATTATATGCTTTAATCAAATTAAATTATAATAATAATCAGATTTATGAATTATCTCAAGCTATTATTAACGGAGAACAAATCCATTTCAGAAATGCAATGAATTCAGTTGTAACTTTAGATTGTATACAAGAATTGCAAATGGGGGTAGGACTTAAAGCTACTGAATGTAATCGTGGTAAAAGTATAAAAGAAACCACTGTACCTTTTGATATAGATAGAAAGTTGACAATGAAGGAATTATCAGAAGTCTGTGATTATTGTTATCACGATGTTTTGAATACAGAAGATGTTTTTAATTTGAGACGTGATTATTTCATGGCAAAACTTGATATTCGTAAGGAATTTAATCTTAATAAATCTATGATTAAAAAAACACGTGCATCACTTGCTTCAGAAGTTTTGAAAGCTGATCCTAAACATTTACCAAAGAATGCTATAAAAGATAGGCTTAATATAACATATATTAATAAAATTAAATGGGAAAACATACCTTTTGAACTAATAAATTTTTATAATCAAATTAAACTCGATTTCTCAAAAGGTGTACCTTTTGAAGAACTAGAAAAACGTAATATAAAAATTGTGGTAAATGATGTTGAGCATACTTATGGTTTCGGTGGTACACATGCTGGGAGAAAAGCTTTTAAATGTGAGGGTAATATATTATATTTTGATGTTTCAAGTTTTTATCCATCTTTAATGATTGAATATAATTTTTTAAGTCGTGCTTGTGAAAATCCAAGTGATTTTAAAAATTTATATGATACAAGATTTAAACTTAAACATGAAGGTAATAAAATGGAATACATTTATAAAATATTACTTAATGCTAGCTATGGTGCTACTAAAGATAAATATTCTAAAATGTTTGATCCAGTACAAGCCAACAATATTTGTATTAATGGTCAACTATTACTAACAGATTTAATCGTTAGACTTTCTCCATATTCAACTTTAATACAATCTAATACTGATGGTATTATATTTGCTTATGATGATAAAGATTTAGATACTATTTTAAAAATAAAAAGTGAATGGGAAAGTGATTATAATTTAAAATTAGGACAGGATACTTTAAAATCTATTTTTCAAAGGGATGTAAATAATTATTTGATGGTTACTTCCGATGGAAAAATAAAAGGAAAAGGTCGTGTGAAAAACTGGGACTACAATAAGAATAATTTTGAAAGTTATAGTTTACCTATCATAGATATAGCTTTTAAAAATTATTATATTGATGGTATGAGTGTTGAAGATACTGTTGATAAAATGATAAAAGAAAATAAATTAATAGTTTTTCAAATTGTAGGTAAATCAAGTTCCAAATATGATGGTTTAGCTCAATATGATAGAATGACTGATAATTACACAATGTTACCTAATAAAGTCAATAGAATTTTTGCTAGTAAATTTAAAAATAAAGGTATGATTTATAAGGTTAAAGGAAATAAATACGATAAATACTCTAACACTCCACCTAATACATATATACATAACGATGATATAGAAAGTATGAATCCTAATATAATAGACCGTGATTGGTATATAGAGTTATGTAAAAAATCATTACTTGAAAACATAAAGGAAGTTAATATAAATAATATTAATACACAATACAGTTTGTTTGATATTGTCTAAGAAAGGAGATTATAATTTTGGATAAAAAATATATTGAATTAAATAGTGATAAAACACCTAAACATGATTATAATACCTTTCACACTAGTTATGATAATTTAGAATCTGCTGGACTTATTTTAGATGAAAATACTGTGGTTGTAGATTTTGATAGTAACATTCACGTAGCTGAATATATTTTATCACAGTTTCCTACTCGTGCTATTAAAACCAAAAGAGGATATCATTTATATTTTAAAGCTCCTAAAAATAATATTATTAAAAATACAACTCACACTATTACTATTTTAGGAACACCTGTTGATTATAAAACAGGTATGGGTGGAAAAAAACAATATGCCATAATTAAATTAGATGGTGTAGAACGTGAAGTAATCAACCCTGATATCACTGATTATCCTGAATTAATTCCATCCTTATTTCCAACTAATTCCAAAGAAGATGTTATATCAGCTGTTGAGGGAACACGTAATGATATTCTATATAGACATTTATTAGAATGCAGTAACATTCTAACTAATTTGAAATCTATTAAGATATTATCTGAAATCATACGATCACTTATGCTAAACCCTTTGAGTGAAGATGAAGTTAATAACATTGTTAACAGTGTACTCAATCACGCTAATAGTAATTTAGATTTGTTTTCTAATGATAAAAACGGCAACCAAACTTTAGATATATTTAAATTATCTGGATATTTAGAACGTAAATTAAGCTGTGTAAGTTATAATGATATTTTATATTTTAGAGTAGGATCCAAGTTTAGTAGAAGTGAGTTAGAACTTTATAGAGAGGTAAAAAAAATGGATTTAAATTTAAGAAAAACACAAGACAAAGAACTATATCATCAACTTAGTAAAACTGCAAATGTAGTTGATGATGAATATTTAAAAATTAATCTTAACAATGGTTACTGTATAAATAATGGTATTATTGAGCCATCTATGGAAGATTTTACACCATATAATTTAAATGTAGCTTACAACCCTACCGTTTATGATGAAAATGTAGATAAATTTTTAAATTGGTTTATATGTGGTGATAAAGAACTAAGATTGTTACTAGAAGAAATTATGGGACATATTTTACTTACTACTGGTTTTCCACAGCATGCATTTTTCTTTTTAGCAAATAGTGGTAAAAATGGTAAAAGTACTTTTTTCCAAATGCTTAACAATTTTTGTGGCGATTTATCAGAATCCTTGGCATTAGAACAAATGGGAAAAGAAGAAAATCTAGCAGTTCTAAGAGATAAACTTTTAAACTGTGGTGATGATATTGATGATGCAATTATTCCATCGAGTAGAAATTTTAAAAATTTAACTTCAGGGAATACTATATCAGCACGTGAATTATATCAAAATCCTAAAAAATTTAGAAATAAAGCAACATTACTCTTCTCTTGTAATGAAATGCCACGATTTAAAGATAAATCAGGTGGTATCGAAAGGCGTGTAAGAGTTATACCTTGTAATAATATAGTTAAAGAAGTGGATCTTTTAATAGATAGTAAATTATCTACTGATAATGCTAAAAGTTATATATTAAACCTTGCATTAAAAGGTATTGAACGAATAAAACAAAATTCAGGAAAAATGACAGAACCTAAATTATCTAAAGATTTAACAAATAAATATATTATGGAAAGTGATAGTGTTAAATCATTTATAGAATATTATTTAGTTGAAAATAATCAAGTTATTCATAACATTCCACAAAAAAATATTTATATGCAATATGTTGCATTTTGTGAAAGTGAAAATGTTAAACCTTATTCTAAAAATAGGTTTACTAATAAACTCAGCGATTTAGGTTATACTAGTAAAATTGCATATGTAAATGGTAAAAGTACAAGAATTTATTTTAAGGAGAATTAAGAAATGGTGTTAATAAATATAAAAGATTTAGAAAATATAGTAGGTTCTACTCTTATAAATACAAATAACAACAGATTACATTATATTGAAAAAATAATCATATATAAATATAAAGATTTAAATCATGATACAATACACCCTCTTAGATATAGGGTTTTAGATTCTGAGGAAAAAGCAATAATGAATGGAACTTCCGAATATATAATATCACAACTATTAAATTTTGAGGTGATAAGATGATGAACGATGTAGTTTTTGAAAGCAAATATAAAGGAATAAATATTAAGATTAGAGTTATACAAGCACCTCACCATAAATGGTATGGTGGTTATTTAATGGATAGCACTAAAACTTTAACAGAAGATGATGATTTTCTAAGTGAAGAAATAACATATGTTGGAAATGATTTTTTTGGAGAACATTATATCGGATTTGATACAGGTCATTGTTATAACAATCACTTTGATTTAGAAATGACAAAGAAAGCACTTTATACATTTGTAAACAGTTATTTAGTTTGGAGGGATAGACAAAATGAGAAAAATTAAATTTAGGGCTTGGGATTTAGATGAAAAGAAAACGAAAACTGTTAATAGCATTGATTTTACTAATGATTTAATAACAGTTTATGATAAAGAGAGTTTAGAACATGTATTAAGTTTTGGCGATGTTGATTTAATGCAATTTACAGGAATAACAGATGTTTATGATAATGGAATTTACGATGGAGATATTGTTGAAATATCTAGTGAATTAAGTGATGAAACATATAATATGATTGTTGAATTTGATGAAGATAGAGCTAGTTTTGTATTAATACCTTTAAATAAAGATACAACTAGAACAGAATATCTTTCATACTATAAAAAAACAGATTATCAAATCATAGGTAATATCTATGAAAATAAAGAGTTGTTAGAACAAGATAATAAATAAAATTTAAAAGGAGAGATTTATGGATAAATTAATAAAAAATATTGAAATACCAGATTTCATTAATATAAGAATTTTAGAATTGAATAACGAAGTTTGTTTTTATTTTGTAGATAAATATAATGAAAAATATTTTTATATTAAAGAAGATAATGTATTGTGTACACATCAGCCAACTTATGTTAATTATGGTTTTTTGTATCTTCAAAGAGCTATAGTCATCCATAGGAATGACTTAAATATGTTAAAAAAAGATATTTATAACTTGTATAAACAATTAACATTTAAAATAGAAAGAGCGGAAAAATATGCAAAATATTACTACATTAATGATTATTTTGAAGTAAAATCATTTACAGAAGAAAAATACCCTACGGATAATAAACTATATAACTCTTTTAATTATTTTTTGACTAAAGAAGAAGCTGAAAAATGTGCCAAAAAATTAAAAGAATATTTAATTAAATTGAGAAAAGAAGAATATTTAAAAGGAGAATAAGTAATGGAAGAACAAGTAAAAATAATAGAAATACCTAATTTTATAAAGGTAAAAATAGTTAAGATAAATGATAAGTACTGTGTATATTATGTAGAAAACTTTAGTAATCAGTATTTTTATGCTGATGTAGACAACTTCTTGAAAACTTACACAAAAGCTAGTATATCATATGTTTTAAGTATTGATATACCTTTTACTATCAGCATTATCAATGTAGAGCATTTAGAAAAAGCTATTTATAATTTGCATAAAGAGCTCACAACAGGTGAAATACCTAGAGCTGAAAAAGAACAAGAATTTTATGCAATTTCTAGTGTTTTTACTGCTATAAAAGATATTGAATTAAACAGAGAATACGATAATAATCGACATAAAACATATAACTATTTTTTAAGCAAAGCTCAAGCTGAAAGATTTGCTAGCAAAATGCAAGATTATTTGATTGAGTTGTGGAAAGAGGAGTTATTAAAATGCAAATAGAATTTGATTTAAATAAACTAAAAAATTACTACTCTTTCTGTGCAGGCAACACTATTAGAAGTCAGATTGACAAAGTATATGAAGAGTTTGAAGAAGTTAAGGTTGAAGTTGATAAAAAGAATATTGATAAAATAAAAGATGAGGTGCTTGATTTAATCACTGCTAGCATTAATCTTTTAGGAATGATAAACACAACAGAGATTGATTTTGAAAATCATATAAATAAATTAGAAAAATATAAAAAAAGTAAGTATGGTGTTAATAATGATAATTAAAATGTTTAGCATTATTATGTGTATGGTGTTTTTATATTTGTTATGGAAAGTGTGGAGATGATATAAAATGTGTAAAGAAGTAAAAAATAATATTGAATTACCAAATCATTATGACTGGGATTTACCTATAAAAAGTAAAGATGTTATAGATGAAGTTATAAAAGATTTAAAAGGAAATGTAGCTTTTAATATAGGTAATGCTCTTAAATATATCATTAGGCATAATAAAAAAAATGGTGTAGAAGATTTAAAAAAAGCTATTCAATATTTAAACTGGACTGTAGAACAATTAGAAAAAGTAATATAAATAATACTAAAAGGAGAATAATATTATGGAAGAAACAATGAAAAAAATTGAAATAGAAGATTTTATAACAATAAAGATACTAGAATTAAATAAAGAATATTATGTTTGTTTTATAGATTCATATAATGAAAAATATTTTTATATAGATGATAACAATAGAATATATACACATCAATCCACTAATATTTTTTATTATCATTTATATTTTCAAAAAGCTAAACTTATTTATAGTGGTCATTTAGATGACTTAGAAAAAGCTATTTATAAATTACATAAACAATTAACATTTAAAATAGATAGAGCAACGGAAAATCAAGATTATTATTTTATTTCATCTAAGTTTAAAGTTGAAAGAATAACAGATTTTAGAGGACTGTATAGTACTTCTCATTATAAATCATACAACTATTTCTTAACTGAAAATCAAGCTAAAAGATTTGCTAGTAAAATGAAAGATTATTTAATTGAATTGTGGAAAGAGGAATTAAAAAATGAAAATTAGATTAACTGTAGCAGAATTAAAAGAATGGATAAAAGATAATACAAATGAAAAAAATGACTGTTTGAAAAATTTGTATTATTTTAATATGAAAGTTATAAAAATAAACTGTGATATTAATAGTAATGATATATTCATATTTCAAATTGAAGATGGTCGCTTAAATTATGAAAATTATTATTATCGTAGAAATGATATTACTGATTTCTATGAAAAATCGGAAAGATGGAGAGCTGAAAAAGATGAAAAATATTATCAGGCATATTTTGTTTACAATGAGGGTGATTTTGGAACTCTTGAAAATGTTGAAAAATATTATAATTCTGATAATAAAGCTTATACATCAGGTAACTATTTCAGAACACAAAAAGAAGCACAGAAATTTGCAGATGACTTAAGTGAAGCTGTTGGTCCATTATTTGAAAAATGTAAAAACGGAGAATACGATTATGAAAAAGAAAAGATTTAGAGCTAAAGAAAGTAAATACTATTATTATGTATATTTTGACGATAGATATCTATCTTTTGAGCCACATCGTGCATCGGACATTAAAATTGATTATGATAATACAAGATATTCACACGGTAACTATTTTAGAACTAGAAAAGAAGCAGATCTATTTTGTGATAAATTAAACTCTAATATTAGAAGCACAGCTAGATATATGAGGTACGACTATGAGGAAAATTAAAGTTAAAACTAATACTAAAAAGGAAATTAGAAAAATGTCAAAACAGCCACCAATAGTTTTAGAATCTCAGGAAGATGAAAAACTAGGTGTTATTATTATATTAATATATCATATAATACACTATTCAGATGTATTATGGAAAATTGCTGATCATTCTAAAAAAAGTTATAATGTTAAACTCAATAATGAAATTATAGCTGAAGATTCTTTTTCAAAGGAATTAAAACTAATTGATAGATTATTGATGTTTATAATTGATTGTGAAAACATTTCAAAAGAAACTGAAAAATTAACTTTTAGATATGTTAAAAATAAAGACTTAAAAGAATTAGCTACTAAAGCTACAGCTATTGAATATACTAAAATGAAAAGTTATATGAGTATTTATATGTCAACAATAGAAATTGATAAGTATATGTTATTCATCAATCATACTTATATGAAGTTGTTAGCTAATATAAAAACGTTAAAAGAAAAACTTAATGATATAGATAATAGTGTTTTATTAAGATTATTTGATAAAAAATATATTAGGACTCTTAGAACATTAACTACACAAATATATAATTTAATACCACATTCTTTAGTTGAATTAACTGGAGATATTAATGTAACAGAAGAAAAAATAAAAGAATTAATGAAAAAATCTGATTTATTAGAATCAAGAATAAAAGAAACTATAGAACTAATTACACCTAATAAAAATAAATATTTTTATGGAGGTTTACATTGAAAGAAAACGAAATAAAAAAATATATTGATAAAAAAGTTAAAGAAGAATTATCAACCATAGATGAAGCAGTAGAAGCGTTTAGAGATAAAAAATTAGAGACTTTACTTAGAAAATATATTAAATATTTAGGTCTAATTGAAAATATAAATAACAAAATAAATTATATAAATTCAGGTAGTTATGTTGTATCTAACTCTAATTCCGATGGAGAAAAAGTTCAAACATCACATAAATTTAAAGATCACGTTGAAAAATTAGAAGATACATTAAATTTATATGAGCAAAAAAGAGCTAAATTGATTTATATCACAACTGAAATAAAAATAGCTCTAGAAATTATAAAAGTTGAAGAATATTATCAAATAATTCCATTAACTTATTTTGATAAATTAAAGGTTGAACAAATTATAGGAACTTTAGGTATTAGTAGATCAACATATTTTGAAAGAAAAAACGAACTTTTAAGCGAAATAAAAAGTGTTATGTTTATATAAATGGTAGTTTAACTGCCATTTATTTTTTTATAGATTAAAATTTTACTATTTATAATTTTTGTAACTTTCTAGTATCTTTATTGTACCCTACAATGTATTTTTTATGTAAAATTATATATATTTCACAGTAAAAGAAAAACACACTCAAACATAGTGTTTAAGCGTGTTTCAATTACATATCACATGAATAAATTTCTAAAGTTTTTTCTACCATGCGTAATTAATGTTTAAGCTTCCTATTCCTTTAACTGATTTAAATAAGAATGGTTTTAAAGTATCATCACTATTCTTAACATCTGTTGAGAATGAAACTTCAGCACCTAATTTAGGAGTTATAGTTAATTTATCATTAGCTAATCTAATTACTGCAGAAACTGAAGGTTTAACATTTAATTCATGATTTTTTTCATTATCCATTAATTTTTTGTATTGATCAACCATGTCGTGTTCAGCTTTAGTATCGAATTTTTCAGATAAGTATTTAGGTAATGTTCTGTAACCATCTTTATCTCTGTTATTTTCAACAAAGCTTGCTAATCCTTCGTATAATTTCCCACCTAATTTATTATAGTTGTATTCTCCTTTAACTTCTCCAATTAAGTCAACATTTGATAATGCTAAGTAGTCAGCTTTAATTGTTGCTTCAGCTGATGCATGGTGTTGTAAATGAGCTTTATTGTATTCTTTAGCGTATAAACCATATTTACCATTAACATCTAATGAAGTAGTTAATTTATCTAATTTCTTAGTTACTGTTAATCCAGCATCTGTTAATAAGAATCCAGTCATTGTATGAGTTGCATTAGTAGCATCTGCATAATTTACATTAGTATAATTATAAGCATTTAATCTAGCTGATAAATCTAATCCAAATACATCGTTTAATTGTGCATTGTTTTTAGTGAAAGCAAACACTTCATGCATTAATTGTCCGTTAGCTTTTTCAAAGTTTTTGTTAGTAGCAGTTAATAAGTAGTTTCCAGATAATACTGAATCAACTTTGTAATCTTCGTATTGTAAGTTATCTACACCGTAAGATAATTTTAATCCTGCTAATAAGTTATGGTTGTGATTTCTGTTAGCATCAAATGTAGTTTTTAAGTTATATTTAGCTGCTCCTTCAACACTAAATCCATCTTTCATGTATCCTAATTTATTAGCTGTTTCAAATAAGTTAGCATATTCTAATGAATTATTAGCTAATTTTTGAGTTAACTCAACTTTTTCAGAATTTTTAGTTGAAGCTGTTAATCCATTATTAGCATATTCAACACCTAATTTAACTTCTGGTATATGTTTTAATGTCTTAACTGAACCAGTTTCAAATTCATTTTTGTAGTTTAATCCTGTAGTTACAACAAAGTTTTTAAATCCTGTGTATTTTAATTCATTTTCAGTTAAAGCTTCACCTTTATGTTTAGTTGCAGCACCAGCAGTTGTGTCACTTGATAAAATATTTAATAATTTAAATTCAGCTTTGTTAGTTGACATTGTATCTTTATTTAAATTAGTAGTTACTTTAACTCCACCTTTTAATCTTCCACCAAATGCGTAGTTTCCTGTTGTGAATCCATCAACTTCTCTACTTGTTAAGTAGTGGTTTAAGAATCCTTCAACTTTAACATTTTCATCAGCCATTCCACTTGTTCTAACAAATGATTCTAAAGTATGTTTTCCGTCTTTGAAATCTCTAGTTGAGTAAATTCCACCTAAGTGAGAATCAAATCCTCCAACTTTTCCAGTTAATACAGCTGATAATAAAGTTGTATCTTCTGCATTATGTAATTTGTATCCTTCGTTTTCATATTCTTCATCAGTTGATGCTTTTTTCCCTTTAGCTTCTAAGTGTTTAGAAACTGCATCTTTTAATACTGTTTGATCTTCTACAACAACTTCACTTGATTTAGCTACTAAAGCTTGTAAAATACCTCCAGTTTCTTTACCATCTATTTCTTTTTTAGAAGTAGTGTATCCACCTTTTACTTTTTTCATTCCATTTTCATCAACATCTTTTACAACACCTTTATTAGCAAATGTTAATGCAACATTGTATCCATCAACAATAGGAGCATCCCATCTTGCACCGAAGTAGTAATCTTTAATGTTTAAAGCTTCTGATGCATCTGGAGTATATTTATAAACATCTCCTTTTACTCCACCAAATACAGCTATTTGAGCATCCTTGTATAAAGTGTGTCCTAATTTTAAACTAGTAAATGCTTTAGCTTCAGCAGGTTTTCCACTATTTTTGAATGAATTTGCTTTTAAGTCAAAATCATTTTTAGCTTCTGCTTTTACTTCTGCATCTAAGTAACCATGATAATCTTGGTACTTTCCTTCAGCAAAAGTAGCTACTGTACTTAAAGCTAAAACTCCTAACAATAATTTGTTCATTTCTATTCCTCCTAATATATTATACATTTTATATATTTTCAGTAGTATTATACCCTATTTTAATATGATTGTCAATTATTTTAATAGAATTTATGCCCAATTTCCTTTATCAAAAACTTTAATTTCAGTACCATCTTCTAATACACCTATAATTTCTAAAGTTTCATCTCCTATCATAAAGTCAACATGCACAAGACTAGTATTTGAGCCAGCCTTTGATAATTCTTCTTCATTCATGCTTGTTCCACCTTCAAGACAAGTTGGATAAGCTTCACCTAATGCTATGTGACAAGATGCATTTTCATCATATAAAGTTTCATAAAACATTATATTTGTATTTGAAATAGGTGAATCATATGGAACAAGAGCTACTTCTCCTAATCTTCTTGATCCTTCATCTGTTTCTAAAAGTGTTTTTAAAATTTCTTTACCTTTTTTAGCATCAAATCCAACAGCTGCTCCATCTTTAAAATCTATGTAGAATTCATCTATTACATTTGAGTTATAGTTTAAAGGCTTTGTTGAATATACTCTTCCATTTACTCCATTTTTATGAGGTAATGTATAAACTTCTTCAGTAGGCATATTAGCTGTAAATTCTACACCTTTAGAATTTTTTGCTCCAGCTGCTTTCCATATATGTCCTTTTGGTAACTCTATAGTTAAATCAGTTCCTTTTTCTGTCTTATATTTTAAATATTTAAATTTATAATCATTTAATTTATTTGCTCTAGTTTGTAAGTTTTCTATATGTTTATACCAACCATCTATAGTATCTTCTCCAGTTATACGAGTTACATAGAATAATGTGTCCCATAATTTTTCAACTGCTTTTTCATCATCAAGATTTGGGAACATTAAATTAGCCCATTTTTTAGTTGGTGCTCCTACTACTACCCATGAATTTCTATCATTCATCAAACTTTGAGAGAAAAACTTAAGTGATTTAGATCTTGCTATAGATGAAATCTTAATTTTTTCAGCTTCTATTCCTTCTAAATTATTAGGATCAGATCCTATTAAAGATATAAAGACTGCATTTCTTTCTACAGCATCTTTATATTGATCTTTAAACCATTCTCTAACATCTTCTAATGTTTCAGAAGTTACATTTTCAAATCTAAGTCTTGTTAATCTATCATCATTCCATATAACTTGAACATCTGATGCTCCTACCTTATATGCTTGTTCTGCAAGTTCATATACAAATTCTCTAGATTCTGTTACAGATCTAATAACCACTAGTTGTCCTTTTTGAACATTTGCTCCTATTTTTACAATAGCTTCTGCATATTTTGATAACATATATTTGAAATCCAT